CTCTCATCTCTAAAACAGGTAGGGATGTTTCAACATTAGGTAAATCTTTCCATAGATTACCTTGTCCCCATTGCTGTGCTTCATTAATGAAGTCATCATATGCTCCTGTAACACTCTTAGCACGTTATAGAATACGTTCATCATTGATGATAGTATCAAAGACATCAGAAGGGTCAGAATAGATGTTTTTAATGATATAAGTATAGGATCTACTATGAATCATCTCCATAAATCCCCACACTTCCATACATGCTTCCAACTCTGGTAGAGAGCAGTATGGAATAAATGCCATACCAGGTGCTCTACCTTGTACAGAGTCAAGCATAATCTGATACTTTAAGTTAGAAGTATAGATATGCTTCTGAACTGAATTTAAAGTTTGATAATCTGCTCTATCTTTCTGTAAGGAAACCTCTTCAGGCCTCCAGAAATAACCTAACTGTTGAGTAGTAAGTCTATCAAAAGTAGGATACTTATAAGAATCATACCTTTGGATTCCCAAAGGTTTTCCAAAGAACATTGGTTGCTTTTTATAGTCAACATCTTCAGTATTAAATACTGTCATTCCTTTAATATTAGATGGCACAGGCATCACACTCCCCCTCATCGGCATTCTCTAGTTCTGTCATTAAAGCAGAAACTTTGTCCTCCTTAACATCATCATGCCACCCCATAGGATGTGCAGGTTCCATCTCATCACTCTTTTGATCATGAGTGTTCTGATAATAAGATGTCTTCCAACCATACTTATAGGTTGTTAGTAAATCATTTGCCATAACAGAAACTGGAACTTCGTTGTCTGGATAATGTACTGGATTATAACTCCAGTTACCACTAATAGCCTGGTCAAAGAACTTCTGCATTACTGCAACGACATTGATATACCCTGTATTATTAGGCATATCCCATAATAAAGTGTAGTTATTTTTTAGTGTAGCATAAGATGGAACAACTTGCTTAAGAGGCCCTTTCTTTGATTTCTTAATGGACAAGTAGTCTCTAGGTGGCTCGATTCCATTGGTTGCATTTGACACAACGGAACTGCTCTCCGAAGGCATTTGTGCGGACAATGTTGAGTGCCTAAGACCGTGGGTATTGATAGAAGCTCTAAGAGATTCCCAGTCATGTTGTAATGGTTGAGAACAAAGTTCGTCTACGTCTTTCTTATATGTATCAATTGGTAGTATCCCATCGGAATATTTGGTACGTCCAAAGTTCTCACAATGTCCCTTCTCTTGTGCAATCTGATTAGATGCCTTTAAAAGGTAATACTGGAATGACTCAGCAAGTCCATGAACCGCATCCCATGCCTCTTGTGAGTCATACTTAAATCCAAGTTTAGCAAGATAATGTGCTAAACCAATGAATCCTACTCCAAGACTTCTACGTGCCTTTGTCGCCTGTTCTGCTGCTAGTACAGGGTATTGTTGATAGTCTATCAACTCCTCCAATCCACGAACAGATAAATCACACAACTCTTCCAATTCACTATCACTTCTTATAGTTCCTACATTAACTGCACTAAGAATACAAAGAGCAATCTCACCTAGATGATCATCAATATGACTGATTGGATAGGTAGGAAGAGTAATCTCTTGACAAAGGTTACTCATCTCTATCCTATCTTTAAAGGAAGAATGACTATTACAATGGTCAATATTCATGATGTAAATACGACCAGTCTCTGCTCTTTCTTTTAAAAGATCAAGGATGAGCTCTTGAGCACCAATCCTATGCTGTGGGATTGAGTCGTCGGACTCGTATTTAATATAGAGTTCGTCAAAGGAATCGCTACCAAAAGACTCATACAACCCAGGGACATCATGAGGGCTGAATAAAGTAATAGTACCGTTTTGGATGAATCGTTCATAAAATAATTTACTTATTTGGATACTGTAGTCGAGTTTTCTGACTCTGTTGTCTTCTGTTCCTTTGTTGTTTTTGAGGACCAAGATGTCTGATATTTCTTGATGCCAGATAGGAAAATGGACAGTGGCTGACCCTCCTCTAATGCCGTTTTGAGTACAGCATCGAACGGTGCTTTCAAACTTTTTAAGGAAGGGGACAACACCTGTGTGTTGAACTTCGCCACCCCTGATCTTACTGTTGATTCCTCTGATTCGTCCCGCGTTAATACCGATACCAGCCCTCTGTGCGACATACTTGCCAATAGCCATATCGCTAGAAAAGATACTATCGAGGGTGTCATCAACATCAACCAAAACACAAGATGCAAATTGACGAATGGGTGTTCTGACCCCCGCCATGATTGGTGTTGGGATGTTGAGTTTGTGCCTACTGATTGCGTCGTAGTATCGTCTGACATAATTAAGCCTCGTTTCTTTAGGATAGTTTCTAAACATTGTAAGAGCAATCATGATATACATGAATTGCGGAGTCTCATAAACTTCGCCAGTACTCCTGTCTTGTACCAGATATTTATCAACTACTTGTCTCAAACCCGCATATGTGAACTTAAAATCACGCTCATGGTCAAGAAATGTTTCGGCTTTTGTTATATCTTCAAGACTATACTTATCAAATATGTCTTTATCATATAAATCATGAAATGCGAGTTCTGTAATATGATCTTGTAATGAAGGTAATTCTCTAGTTCTACCATACAATTGCTTCCTTAATTGGAAGAGTAATAATCGTGCTGCAACAAATTGATAATTTGGGTTTTCCAAATCTATTAAATCACTAGCACTCTTAATTAATATCTCCTGAATCTCTCCAGTAGTAATACCATCATAAAATTGTATTCCAGAATTAATCTCTACCTGACTAGCAGAAACACCAGCAATACCTTTGCAGGCCTCTTCCACCATGTTATGCATCTTCTCTAAGTCAAGGGGTTCAGTCCCTCTACCATTACGTTTTTTAACGCTGATGCCATTACTCATGTTCTTTTCCAAGTGTTAAATTTTAGAGTTGCCTCTAGACCACGGTACGTATTTAATTCTACCAGATTTTGTACGTCATGTCCACCCAAGAACATATCGTTTATGTCCTTTTCCTCTATATGGGACGGCCAAATGACTACCTTCTCACCTCTGTCGATGGTGTTGGAGATTCGTTTGACAATTTCTGGATTGCGCGGCTCGTTATCATAGACCCAAACAGGATCATTAACACCCCACTGCCTAACATCACCGTCTGCACCGCACATAGCGATGCTATTGCGAATGAACGTGCTGTCGAACGGTCCTTCGACAACAAAGACTGGAGTTCCTCCTCGGATTTTATCCAGTCCGTAGATCTTTGGTGCGTCATCATTAAACATTACCGTGATATATTTAACAGGGTTGGGATCTAGGGATCTCCCCTGTACACCCACTATATCACAATTATAATATAAAGGTATAACTATTCTCTCTTCATCGTAACGAATGTTATCAAATGTATGTTTTATTCCATTGATGAACCGTCTAAAGGTTTTGGCATAGTAAAAATCTCCTTGTACTTTTCGTCTATTGAGATACTCGGATGATCTCTTCTCTTCATATGCTCCTGGTAAGTCGAGCCTGCTACGTCTTTTAAATTCTGGTTTGGAGTCTTTTGCGACTCCGATGAGTTTTTCTGGATCTTCTCTTGGGGATCCTTTTCCGGTGAATCCATCTTTGAATTTTTCTAAAGAATATTGTCCTTGTAATGTCGAATCTACTTGTTTCAGAAAATTATTAAATGTCATTGATGCACCACAGTTGTGGCACTTATAATTCACGTTAGTCTTAATGGCGTAAAAATAACCTCTCGCCTTACTCCTATGTTTTTTTGAATCTCCACACAGAGGACAACGACAGTTGTAGAGATTTGGTTTAATTCTTTTGAATCTCTCTAACCTACTAGAGAGAAGACTTATATATTTAGCATCTATATGATCCAAACATGATTACGCTGTTGGATTCACTATAACAGAATGAGGGGTGGGTGTCAATAGTGGACGGATAATTTTCTGTCCTATGGGTGACACCACGAAACTAATGATTGCGATGGCACCAGCAATGGTCCACATCTTTTTCTCAATGGTACGAAGTCTAGAATCTACCTTGCGAATATCTCTCTCACATCCCTTCTTAATTTCTGAAGCCTGGCGATTGACTTCTCTATGAAGCGATTCCACTTTCTCGAATAATACGGCATCAATCCTATCCTGCTTATCTAATTTTTCATCATGGACAGCAAGCATCTGTCCCATTTTTAACGAATTATCACTCAGTCTATCAATTACTTTCTCAAGTCTTTCTACTACAGCATCATTTACTCTCATCTTTCTTCTTCCAATTCTTTCTGATACCTTTGGTCCAGATGTACCTTTTCCTTAACGGTTTCATAGGTTTATCAAAACCAGCAACAGGTCCTTTATCAGAAGCAGAATTGCCGAATCCTCCTTGAGTGCCTGGAGCATTTGCTACAGTCATATCCTCTCGGAAATAGTTTAATATTTTGTCAAGCTTTCTTGGATTCATTGTATGTCTGTTGTAGTTGTTTAAGACATTCAATATCAACTTGGATATCGCTAATAAATGATTTAGGATGTTCTGGTAATTTACCAAGGAACATTATGAAAGTCTTCATTGGTTCCCACAGTTCCTTTTCTATCTTATAAAACAGCAAAGGAGTAGTAGCATCCTGAAATACATTATAAAGAACGATGAAATGATTAATAAGAAGGTGGGACTTTAAATCACCACTCTTCTTATAACGTTTAAGTAATCTCTTCACATACTTAAACTTCTTCATATCATTCAAGAAATCCTCATACGTTACCGCTTGAGGATTGTCATAGTGTTTGATGGCAAAGATCAAATAGTTGTCATCATTTAATTCAGTAAAAATCATTATAAGGTAAACAAATTATTAAGAAGGTGTAGGATACTGGATGCTGTGGTCTCCTGTAGTAATACCAGACATTGCAACAAGAACTTCTTTCTTCACTCTAAGTTCTCCACTGCAGTCAATGTAAGTCTGAACACCAACCCAACCTTCACCATCCATAGTATAAGAAGCTGACAACCCACCATTAATGGCAGTTGTGGAAATACCATATACCAAACAATCAGAATCAAAGTCAGAACCAGGGTTTCTAAATCTATCTCCTTGTAAATCCCAGAGAGTATACTTAGGTAACTGTGACACGTAGAATGAAGTACCAGCAGCAGAAGTAACTGCAGATAAATCTGCAACCCCTTCACTAACTAATGCATCCGTATGAGCGATAGCACATTCTTGAGTACCAGCAATACTAACGATAACCACATTACCGTAATATGTACCAACATCGGAACGAACACCAACGCTAATTATGTCACCAACTGATGCTGACCCTGTTTCTCCAAAACTTGTACCAGCACCGAAAATTATCTTGGTGTCATAACTGAATCCAGTTATAAGTCCAACATTGTCGATGTTATTGTTATTTCCCCAAAGAGCCATGTTCTTTTCCGTAGAATTTCTGTGCTATAAGATATTTATTAAAGATAGGCTTTAGATATATTGGTAGCAAAACCAATAACCGTGGTACCAGCTGCCAATACAGCAGCAGCTCCTATCACCCATTTTTCAACGACTTTAAGTCGTTCACGAAGCTCTTCTTGCTTCTCTTCCAACCTTTCTATTTTCAATTGCATCACAGTGATACGAGTCTCCTGTGTTGCATCTAATCCTAAATCTGTCATTCACTTATCGCAAGTGAATTATTTAGTCATCTTCAGCAGGTAGGAAACTAACATACTTATTATGTTCTTTATCTTTTAATTTCCTTCTTGCTCTTGCACCCGCATCAGTAGCAGGTTCTGCTTTCCTTTCTTCTTTCTTCTTATTAAGTACACTCTTAATAGCATCACCTGCTTTTTCTTTCCACCCTTCAAAGGTTAGTTCTTCCTTAACTCCACGCTTTGCCTTGTGCTCTGCTGTTCTTGCTTTCATTGCATCTAAACCAGGAGCACCTTTCTGTCCCTTCTTATCCATCCATGCTTTAGTTCTCTTCTGAATCTTTTCACCTTGTCCAGAATGAACATCACCTTCTATAATCTCTTGAGGAGGCATCCATATACCTTCTCCAGTCATTTCCCAACCAGCATCAAGAGCTTCTTGATGTGTCATTGATTCTTTTTTCATTTTACTAAGGGGTTTGTACTTTTTATGTGTATCATATTCTGGGGATCTCCATGTATCACCCTTCTGTCGCAACTTACCTTTTGGTTTCTTAGGTTTCTTACCTTGAATCAAATCTTTGGTATGTTCCCTAGTCTTCTTATCGGGTTTAAATTTTTTCCAATGAGGAGATTTTTCAGCAGCTCCCCTATACGATACTTTCTTAGTAGAAGTATTTACATTAATAATTGAACCACCTTCTTTAACTTCTTTCTTTTCAGGTAGCCCCTTGTGCTTTGTCTTGGCAAATTTCTTAGCATCATCTTTGCTAATTTCACTAGCAACCTTTGCTACTTCAGGTGAGGTAGAACCTTCACCCTTCTGAGCAGCACGAACCATACCAAAAAATCGTTGTTGTTTCTTAGATACTGCAGGCATTAGTCACTACCACGATTAGAATGTCTATCAGAATACCTACCATCTGATGCTTTTTCCGTAGCATCTCTTGTATCCTGCTTAGCAATCTTTGCCTTATGTGCTGCATATGATTTCTTCTGAGCCTCAGTGGGTTTATCCCTCTTAGGATCATAGATGTTTTGTCTGCCAACTTTATCCTTGACAGTATCCAAAGCACTCTTCTTGGGTTTAATACCCTTTGCTTTCATCGTAGCATAGGACATAAACTTCCCATCTACTTTTTCGCCATTACTTTCTGCAACAGCAGCTTTAGCAGGTTTCTTTTTAGAACCAATCTGTTTCTTCAAGTCATCATAATCCATCTGGGTTCTAATTTTACGTGCAGTATCCTGATCCGATGGGTCATCACTTACACTTTTCGTGAAAGCATATTCTCTACGCTTATCACGAAAGTCTTCGTAAGTTATCATTTGTTTGCAGTATGCTTAGGATTTTGTTGAGGTCTTCTCTTATCACCACGTTCACTATGTTTATGAACTTGACGGTATCCCTGCTTATCCTTATGTGCTCCAGTATCAGTTGCTGCTTTTTGTGATCCAAGACTTGAATCCGAATCCCTTTTATTAGCAGCAAAACTTGCCAACCTACCTTCTCTCTTACCATATGCTAAATTAGCACCCTTTTTGTTTGCTTTTCTTCTCGCATCTCCAAGTGATCTTGCACGACTTGCTGCCTTACTACCAGCTAAAGAACCACCTTCAGGTTTAAATGATGGTGCTGCTCCTCTATCTGGATTTGGGTTTCTAGTTTCCTCACCTTTATCATAGGTTACTTTCTTTCTAGCAATACCCATCTTATCTGCACGACGTGCTTCCTCTAATTCACTTTCATCAAGACCAACTACTCTAAATTCAACATCATTCATCTCACCTAGTTCAGTAAGAGCAAGAGCAACTCTATCCCAAAGAATTTCTTCTTTTACATTCGTCTCATGATTTTCAGTTGTATGTTCTTCACTTCCACATTCATCACATTCTTCTTCAATTTTCTTAACAGCTAACCCATCAATTGCTTCAACCTTACCACCAAGTGCTTGTTCCAGTTTAACTTCTGGATCAATTACCACTTTATTCTTTACATTAGTCTCTTTTACTTCTTTGTCTGCTTCTTTTTCAGTAGTAACTAAGACTTCACTAAGATCGTCTCTCCAAGAAGA